CTCATACCTAATGGGCAGTATGGCCGTCGTCATGTAGACGTTGGATATGTTGTTCGCATTCTCAAACGTGTGGCAAACAATGTACTGGCCGTTGATAATGAACCCGCACCGCACAGACCCTACGCCAAGCCACTCGAAGTCCATCCAAAGAATCTGAGCCTTGGTGGTATCAAGCGTTAATCCAGAAGCCCCGGTACCGTCTAGCTTGTCACCATTCCAATCGGCTTGATTCACGGTCCTTGCATCAGACACCGTACCGGTTACATAAGATCTCAATACAAAAGCGTTGGTAGCATTAGTCTTCTGAAAGAACACGCCGTTTTGTGTATTGAAGTAACCAACCCTTTGGCGCAGATTGGCTTGTGCAGCAGCCATCACAAACGTGGCAAGAATAAGCAAACCCTTCCCTGGCTGGTAAGGAAAAGAGCGATAAGTTTGTCTTACTGCTGTAGAGCCAGAGGTTGTATCCGCAGCAAGTAGTACGGCTGCTTCATCTGCGGTATAGGTAATGGATGCGCCGTTAGCCGTTGACTCACTAAATTGATTGTCTGCGGCGTATCGGCTTTGGCTGTCAAACAAAGTGTAAGGCTGGCTGACGCGCTGACGGCCAAACGCATCAAAGTATGTTGCGGGTAATGTGACCGGTAGAGAAGAGGTTGTAGCCATAAGTCGCGCCAAAAGGTTGTCTAACCGGTTGAAGTACAGACGCAGGACGTTGTTCAATGCCTCTTGATAGGCTGAGTTGTACTGATTGGGGGCAAGCGGCAGATTAGGCGGAACCACCCGGTCAATGTTGTACTCCGTGGTGACGACATAGGTCATGCGCCACTTCCTGTTGCCCGACCGTCCTGGCGGATGTCAAGGCGAGGCGCTCCAAGCTGCCATGTCGTACCTATCTTATTAGAACGGATCTTGATATAGGCCTGCCTGCCTCTGAAGCGGGTATAGATCTGTGACGTGTACTGGTCGACCGGATAATCAGGCGAGGCCACCGTGCCGCTGGCTGGAGTGCCGTCGGGTGAGCCAGAACTTGCCTTGGGATAGATGGTAAAGACAACCTCAGGATCACTGTCGTCTGCGGAGCCTACAAAGGTGATATCAGGCACCGTCCGATAGACGTACATAAAGTGATCGCCATCATCAATGTCAAACTCTGCCGACTCAATGTAGGCATCGATCGCAGCAGGTGTATCTGTGGCGTTGTCGTCCACCCCGTACTCGTGGTAAAGCACTCGATTGTTGTATGCAGCCGCCTGCGGGTAATCGCGAAGTCCTGAATCAAGCCACGCTGTGCGTGCCATCGTGCCGTAATACCACGCCCGATCCAGGTAATTGAAGATCACATAACGATCTACTGTCGTGCTGTCCGCAGAGCAGTAGAACCACCAGACCTCGTTAAAGCCCTCATTAGTTCCTGCGAAGACCTGACTCGCTTGCGTCTTATTGAAGTCTGAAAAAACGTAGCGTCTTAAGTCACAAGGCAGCGTTTGAACGCGACCATCGTAGATGTAAAACTTATCAACGCCCATCCAAAAGACCACGCCTGAAGCAATGACCATGGCGTTAGGTCCGACGATGGAGATGTTGTCGCCAAGTAACTGAGCGCCCCAGACCAAAGGCGCTCCGATGTACTGGAGTGAATAAGCAGCCGAGTCAGTCAGCGTAAAGATCTCCTGACGGGTCTGAACGGCTGTGACAATCTGCGAACCGTGAGACAAGCGTAAATCGCCTGCTTGATTCGTGATCGCAGGGGCCCAATCCGTAAGGCTTTCTTGATCGGCCCAACGAACGATCATGGGATCAAATGCGCCACTTACCGTATCTGCCGGGTTATTAGACCCAAAAGCAAGCAAAAACCTGGAAATGTCCGAAACGTAAATGAAACTGACTTCGGTAGGCGCTTGTGTCGACCCGGCCAGTGACGTGATGTTGACACCACGGCTCGTGAGTCCTGCTGTGGCGTCCCAGTAGTAAATGCCCCCGCCTCTTGGCGCAAAGACAAGATCCTCGCCCCAGTTCATGGCGCTCCACAAACGCATCTTTGCCCAGGCCGGTGTTGGTCCACCAATGCCCCAAGCGCCAGCGCCCCAGGCTCCCGCGCCCCATCCTGCAAGTGGTGATTCAATCTCTTGTCCGATATTGATCTGATAAGCGGCAACAACTGCCGCTCCACCGCCTGTTGTTGCCGCTGAGGCAACATTTGCCGCTTCAATCGTGTAGCTGTTGTCGTCAATCAGCGTTAGGCTGTACTCGTTGTTAAGGTCAAGACCCGCAACAACGTCAGCTCCTGAAAACGTTACATAGTCCCCGTCTACCGCGCCATGAGAAGCGGCAGTTACAGTAACAACATCGCTTCCCGAGCCTGTGGCAAAAGGGTTGGCGCTAAGCGTATCGCTGGCACGAATGGGCGTGATGTCAAAATATTGGCCACCCGCCTCGATGTAGTATTTAACGTTAGTGCCAACGCCTAGAAGATTGAGTGCCGCAAGGGTGACCCAGTTCCAGAGGTTTCGGCAGATGCCCGTGAAGGTGTTGTCCGTAATGAACTGCCAACCGCCGATCTTCTCCGGCATGCCCTGACGAAAACGGACCTTCTCCGAGACGTACCAACCGCCTTCGTTGGTGTAGCGTGTGCGCTCGCGATCTACACCGGGTTTGAGAACAATTTTGCGTAAAGGCATCAATCACCCCGTAGGTACAAGGCGCGTTCGGCTTTGCGGCGGCGCACCAATCCGGGCAACACTTTGCCACCGCCCATGGTCCACATCATAAACGCTTCTGCTGCGCCTTCATAGTCGGCGCGGTTGTTCTTCATTCTTATCGTAGAACTCTGATAACGCCCAGGTCCAGCGTTGAACGCAAAACTGACCACAGCGTCGAAGCTTGACTGACGGCCAGCAAGATTAGGAGACATTCTAAGAACACTGCGTTCAAAACGGACGAGATCATCCTCAAAAAGGCGATCAATCTCCTCCTGCGTCCAAGTGCGATTATCTTGGGCTGCGAGTGGGTAGTCCTTGCGAAGGATGCCGGTATAACCATCTTTCCTCAACGCTGGTAATTTGATCTGATCTTGATACAGGACATGACCGTAACCAATTGTCCAAATGTGGGCTGGGCATAAGTAAGGCTTGAGACTCTTGCCCTCAAACCTGTGCATCAACTCAATGCCAGCCTGACCCGTTTTCACTTCTTCTGCCAGCTTCTGGAACCAAACCAAAACCCAATAATGCCGCCAAGCATTGCCATCTCATCATCAGAAAAAATGATCGCACTTACCCGGATCAAATCATCGATGTTTTGCACAAGGTGTGGATGCTGCCAAACGTAATAGGCAAGTATGGCGTTGATGGCAATCAATTCTAGGATCAGAAGGTACGTGACGTTGGGGCGTACGGTCCCGATGTAATTCACCACCCACTTGCTGGATTTCTCAATGATCTGCTTATCGTGGTCCAGCGCAGCAACTGTCATTTGAGCGTCAGTCTGCATGGCGATCTGATCGGTGCGGATTTCTTCCACACGTTGTTGGGCGATGTAGCCTTCCTTGGCAAGCGCAAGTTCACGCTCTGATTGCATCCTCGCAAGCTCGAGCTCATGGGCTTGGTCGGCTTTGTTTTGAAAGTAATCAAGCAGTTTAGGCAAGCCTGAGATCAGCAACCCACCGAGTGTTGATAGGAGTGAAAGCATAATTACCCCTTAGCCGTTACGATGTCCTGACCTTTTTTGACCGTCACCTTGCTGCCTTCAACATCAACCTGCATGGGTTGTTCGGCACGGTCCAGTTTGTCAAGACGATGGATAAGGTCTTTAATGACTTCAAACTCAGGCTTCTCTTGCTTGGCTGCGGTTCCCGCAATGCCGTTAAGCATCTGAATAAGTGCAGTAAGTGAAGCGCCTAGCAGACCCATAACAGCAGCGATCTTTTCGCCTTCAAGAAAAAGAGATGCACCGACACCAACGATCACGATTAGGAAGATATACAGTAAACCATCTTCGCCAATGGCTTTGCCTGCTACTTCTTTGGCCGAGTCTTGTGCTTTAAGCTCCTCAAGCTTGATCTTGGCTTGCGCCTTGAGGACCGCTAGTTCGTGGGTTTTATCGTCCATGGTGCGATTAGCCAGCGTTTATTTGTTGCAACGCAGCTTGCCTTTGAGCTTGATACGCCGCAACTACTTCAGGCGTCCAGACGGCATTACAAATAGCCTGCACACGAGGGTCTTGATCTGCGATGTTTTGGCCTGGGGCCAAGGCCCAGCGATGGTATGAACGTGAAAGTTCTGCACCGTCTTCAATGATTCGTGTGGCTTGTCGGATCTGAACGGTCCCGCTTTCAAGAACTTCAATCTTGTCAATTGCAACTTCTTTATTAATCATATTGAGTTCCTTAAACATTAGTTTGATAAAAGCCTTGGACAGACAAGTTACTTCTAAACGTCCCCGACGTTGTTAGATTACTGTCAGTTATGACGTTCATTATTGTTGAATCAGGCGATGTCTTGTAGCCTAGACTCGCTTGCGTGGTTCCAGACGATGGATAAAACCAAGAGGGTGCGTTAGTTGTCCAAAAATAACCGCCGTTTATAGGAATATAGGTAAATTGCCCAAACGTAGTTGCAACCTCGAAAGGAAGACCGGCAACACTTAATGATGTTCCTGTAGACCCAACAACCGTGACCGTATTAGGAGCAAGGAAAATGCTAAAAAAAACGGTTTTCCCTATCTTGACGTAAAAACCTTTTTGTAACGCCGCGTTGTAGGTAACAACAATATCGCCAGATTCTATAAACGTACTTGTATATGTCGGTGTGAAAGTACCCTCTTCATAATCATCCAACGTATTGGGGTCGGCTGACAGAACAGGTGTTGATGGAAACGTCAAACCATTGGCCGTTAAGTAACCAGCATCTGTAACGCCTGCACTTGATTTCTGTACAAGCTTGCCTGTCGTACCATCAAACCTAACGATGGCGTTATCCGTTGCAATCGTGTCGGAACTGGAAACATTACCGTAATCAGTACCCTCAACCGCAGCAGCAATCACACCGGAACTAGCCTTCAAAAGACCCGTGGTTGTAGCAGCTTGGATCACTTTGCCCGATGTGCCACTGAACAAAACAATCTGACTATCCACTGCCGATGCTGGGCCAATCACATCGCCTGGGGCCAATGCGCCAGTGGCTGCAATCTGAAGCGATCCTGCTCCTCCGATGACCGTGATCCCAGCGCCAGAAGTAATATTTGCTACGGTATAGCCAGAGCCATTCCCAATCGGGATCTGCCCATTGGTTGGGACGGTGGTAACACCCAAGCCACCATTTGCAATAGGTAGCGTTCCTATGACATCTGATGTGAGCGATACATCATGGATGTTGTTCGTTGCCCCACT